CCCAGAAGGGCACGCCCGCCATCAGCCGGCCGCCTCGAGCTGGAGTGACTCGTACTCGCCCCGGACGATCCGCCGGATGATGGGGTGCAGGTAGGAGCCCATGCGCTCCGCGTCTTCCTGGTCGGCACCTGGGCCGGCGGCGACGTGCAGGTTGACGACCGGAGAGGACCCGCCGCCCGCAGCCGCGCTCGTGTCATTCGCCGCTGCCACTGGCGTCCGCGCAAGGCCCTGAACGGCGGTCTCGACCGCGGGCATCTCGGAGTTGATGCCGACCTGGGTCCCTAGCGCCATGTTCCGGCCGATGTCGGCGAAGACCTGAGAGGGTGAGGCGATGCCGAGGGCGCCCTTGGCCCCGGCCACCCACGACTGCGCGTAGCCCACCACCGCACGGAACGGGGCCGACGCAAGGCTGGCCATGCCGACCAGTACGCCCTTGATGACGGCCGTGCCGATCGCTACGCCCTTCTCCCAGATCGTCATCCCGGCCGAGTCGAGGACCGCCTTGACGTTGTCGAAGGCCATCACGAACGGCGCCACGATGCTGCCGAGGATGTCCACCACGGTCGTCCAGAGGCCCTGCACGAACGTGGCCATCCCGTTGAATAGCGAGAGGGTCACGGAAGCAAGTCCGCCCAGCACGATGATCGCGCCGCCGCCGATCGCCACCACTGCGCCAAGCGCCTTGCCGATCGTCTCGATGACCCGGATCCCGTTGTCGCCTTGCCCGCCGAGCATCGCGAAGATCGGGCGAAGAGACGCGAGTACCGCGTCCCAAGTCTGGCCGGCTCCGGCAGCGAACGCGCCGACGAACTTCTCCACGAGCGGAGTGGCGACGATGATCGCGTCCGCGATGGCCGTAACTGCGCCAGCAACCCCCGCCGCAGTCTTCGGATCCTCCATCAGCTTGCCGAGCTTCTCGCCGATGGGACGGAGCGCGGCGACGATGGGGCCCTCGGCCTGAACTGCGGCGCGGCGGAAGAGGTCCTGGAACCCGGCGCGGAGTTGCCCGCCGAAGCCGGATAGCGTGGCGTCCGCGGCCTCCTGCCCGGCCTGACCGAACTCGGAGCGCTTCACCGTCTGGAGTAGCGCCTGGCCGATCGCGTTCAGGGCCATCCCTGAGTCGACCCCTCCGGCCTCCTTCAGCTTGATGATTTCGGGGACCGTCTTGCCGAGGTTCTTGGCGAGCGCCTCGTAGACCTTCGAGACGGGTATCCCGGCCTCGGCAAGCTGATTCAGCTCGTCGCCTTGCAGCCGCCCGGCACTCTTGATCTGCGAGAACGCCAGGAAGGCTCGGTTGACCTCGTCGGTCGTGGAGCCGAGCGCCCGCATGTCCGCGCCCATCTTGATGAGCGTCTCTGCCTGGGCCTGGTCGAAGCCGAATGCGCGGAAGCGGGTGGCCGCTTGCGTCACATCCTTGATGTCGAGCCCGAACTGCTTGGCCAGGTCGATCGAGCGCTGGAAGAGCTTTTCAGGCGCCTCGCCCTGCTGAGCGATGAGCCCGAACGCCTTCATGGACCTCTGGTTGAAGTCCACCATCGACGTGGTCATCACCGCGATCCCGCCAGCAATCGCGCCGGCCATTGTCGCCCCAACGGCCATGCCGGTCTTTGCGAGTTGCCCGAGCTGACCGACGCCCTTGGAAATCGCGCCGCTCCCGAAGCGCTCCATCATCGCCTGAAGACGAGCGAGCGACCCCTGGGCCTTGCGGGCTCCAGGGGTGACGTCGTCCTTTAGCTCGACTTCGAAACTGGCCTTCTCGGTCGCCATGTCACTTCGGTGTCTTCGCGTGGACCTTGAAGTAGGCCCGGACGAGCTCAATCACCGCGCCCTGGAACTCGGCCTCCATCAGCGCGCCGAGTAGCTCGCGGTCCGTGCAGCGCTCCGCCGCCTCGTCGCCCCGGTGAAAAGCCAAAAGCGCGAGCGCACCCGTGAGATCCGGGCGTGCTCGCGCTTCCTTCAGGCTTTTCCCAGCTCCTCGACGCCGCCCTTCGCGAGCTCGTAAGCCGCGTTGGCGAAGTCGTCGTAGAGCGCCGGGTACTCCTCGAGTATGGCCTTTGCCGCTTCCCTGTCGGGGTGAACGATGCACGAGAGAGCAAGCTCCTTGTGCACCGCCGCCTTGCTGGATCGCGGGTCCGCCATCTTGTCCATCATGCGCGAGCGCTCCCCTGAGGAGCACTTCCGCACGACGATGAGCGTGCCGTCGACCCTGTACGCCTTCACCCTACGGTGTTGGTCCTGTAGCTCCCCAATCAGCTTCTGCTCTGCTGCTTCGTCCATGTGTTCCTCCCGTTTTCATGACTTCAAACCCGCGCCTTTTCAGCGCTTAGCCGGATCGATCCCCTTCACCACGACCTTCATCACCGAGAGCGTCACGGAGCACTCGAGGCCCTCGGCTCCCTGCTGGTGGTCGTGCGCGTCCTTGATGATCCTGCAGTCCTGGAACTGCACGTCCACCGTGGGCGCGTCGGGGTGCGCGTAGGAGAGCGACATCGGGAACCGAGCCGCCTCCGTCATGTAGCCCGCTCCGAGGGCCGTGATGAGCTCGTGGTACGACGACTCGTAGAGCGTCAGCTCCACGTCCTCGACGTTGTACACACCCTCGGTCCGGCCGATGGCCTCGCGCGCAGCCGCGAAGAGCTTCTCGACCTCGAAGCCATGCTCCCACGAGATCCCTCGGAGGCCCGAGACGATCGTGTTGTTGATGTCGATCTCGAGGTTGGCGAAGTCGTACGGGACGTTCTTGACGATAGCTGCCATCAGGCCGCGGCCTCCTCACCCGGTTCGGTGATCTGCCGGACGAATCCGACATTGGTTGCGATGCGCTCGACCTGGGCGAGCCCGACCACGCCGCAGTCGCTCTGGAGCTGCCCCGTGGCGTAGACGTCGTTAGTCTCGTCGACCGCGTAGTCGAACCCCGAGACGTGCCCCTTGAACCCCTGATCGTTCACGGGGTCGAGTAGGACGGCCTTCAGGGCGTTCCGCACCTTGGTGTTGATGCGGGCCGCGTCGCGGCTGTCGATCGCGCCGGTCCCGTCGAGCTTCACCCGCACGTTGCTGTTCACGTAGGGCTGCTGGGCCTCGTGGATCGTCTGGCACGTCAGGTCGATGACTCGGCCCCACTGCCAATACTTGAAGTCAGAGCCCGCGCCGCTCTTCAGGAGGGCGTTGGTGATGTAGGTCCCGGCGTACCCGATGACCGAAGTCGGGGCGACGATCTTGTTGTTGTGGAGCGTCTCCCCCTGGAGGCGCTCGTCGAACTCCGGCGCCGAGCAGCGGTTGAGGCCGATCCCGCCCGCGAACCCGTGCCAGGCCGGGGAGGTCGAGAGCCGCACCTGTGCTGCCCGGCCAGCCACCGCGAAGGCGAACGGCATGAGCGGGTTTCCCCACCCGGCGAAGTTCGCGCTCGAGAGGACCCGGCAGCGGGAGAAGACCACCATCACCCGCGCGTCGGCGAAAGACGCGAAGGCCGTGTTGACGTTGGAAGCGGTGTCGTTCCCCGCGTCGACGATCGCCCGGCAATAGCGGAACTGGTTCTCCAGCGTGAGCATGTGCCCGGCGATGGCCGCGGCATTGGTCGCCGCCGTCGCCCCGGATGCCGCGCGCCCCGTGAAGAGCACCATTGACCAGCGGGTGTTGACCGCCGCCGCGACGGCCCACGCCGCCGTCAGGTTCGTGGTGTTGTACGTCGCCGGGGTGGTGGTGAAGGTGTAGGTCTCGGTGATGACGTACGTCCCGGCCGCGAACGTCAGCGTGAGCCCGGTATTCGGGATCGCGTAGCTGCCTCCGGCCGGGATGACGAGCGTCTCCGAGTCGGTCTGTCCGCCGTCGAGCGTGTACTTGAACCGCCCGACGCCCAGCGCACCACCGAGCATCACGGTCACCGTGGCCTGGTAGAAGTCGCGCGCCGTTCCAGCCACGGACACCGCGGGGCCGCCGCCGGACGCGGTCACGGAGCTATTCGCCGCCGCCACCGACGCTGCCGTCTTCAGCACGTCGACCGAGCCGCCGGCCACGTCGAGGATGTGACACGCTGCCTCGACGGCCGGGCCGTAGCCCAGCGCAGTGATCAGCGTGCGCTTGTTGGAATACGTCGTGATCGTGTCGGTGGTGCCGCTGCTGGTCACCCCCACCACGAGGGGTTTGTCTGCGGCGGCTGAAACGACTCCGATCCCACCGTCACGGACGGTAAGACTCTGACCGGGTAGGGCCATGGATCAGGGCTCCTTCTGGGTGAACTTGGGGGCGAACTTCGAGACGGCGGCCGGGTGGGCCGTCGGGTTTCCCGTTGCCGGCGATGCCGCCTCGAGCGCTGCGCGGTAGTCGACGAGCCGGAGCGTCATCGGTTCCGCGGTGGCCAGCGCGTGAGCGTTCCAGCCGTGGAGCTGCGCCGCCGCCATGTGCCTCGACGTGAAGCCGTGGGAACGGATCTCCCCGCCGAAGGACAGGTTGGGGCGGAGCCGGTAGCGATCCCCGGTGACCTCGGCCAGCTCTTCGAGCGTCAACTCGACGCCTGCATCGGCGCGTTGCGCGAGCGTGCGCTTGGCGCGGTCGTCCGCCTTTGCCTTCGCCTCCACGGCGGGCTCTGTCGTCTCGGGCATGTCGGTTCCTTCAGCAGACCGGGGTCTGGATCTCGGTCGCGGGGTTCTCGTGCGTGACGTCGTGCGTCTGCGTCTCGATCAGGCGCAGCGTGGACGGGAATGGATCGGTTACCTCGATGAGGATCCCGACCTCGCCCTCAAGGGCGTATCCCGAGTGCTCGTGGGCATCGGCGACCCACTCCCAGGTTTCCTCCAGGCGGATCGCGTGCCCCGTCCCGCGCTTTCGCAGCACGGAGACGAGCTGGTTCTTGAGGAGCCGCGTGGCCGCTCGCGTCTCGCCCCACACGCGGACGAGCATGCGCTGGTCCTCGGTGTAGATGGCCGGCTCGGTGCCGCCAACCTTGTTGGTGACGCCGTGGATGACCGGGCCCCAAGCCCAGCTGATGAGCGGCGCGGAGTCGTTCTCGTCGAACGTGAGGTCGCCCACCTTGTTGGTGAAGATGACCCGGTTGGCGGCGAGCTCCGTGGCTACGCCGGCGATGAATTCCTCGACGACGTCGTCGGCCACGGGTCAGGTGCTTTCGACCGCCGCCCGGAAGGCCCGGCGGATCAGAGACATCGGGATCCGGACGCGGCTCGCCCCGGAGCCAATCGACCCGGAGCCCGCCTTCGCGCGCTTGAAGTGTTCCCTGAGGGTGTCGACCGCGGTCTCGCGGTAGGCCGAGCTCCAGGGCTTCGGGAGCCCCTTGGCCTTCGTGGGCACGAGGAGCCGGACCGGCATCCGCCGCGTCCCGCTCTGGTGGTACGCCGCGTAGGTCACGCTGGGCGCGACGGTGAAGCCGCGCTTGCCAGCTCGGGAGACGTGCCAGCCGTTCTTGAGCCGCGACGTCTTGCCGGACAGGATCTTCCGGCGGTCCGGGACCTTCTTGGGCTGCCAGCCCGCGCCGTACGGGTCCGTTTCTGTGCGGTGCTGGTCCTTGATGAGCCCGACGGTCTCCTCCGCCATCTGGCGAGACATGGTCTCGAGCAGCTGGGGGGCCTCGGCGAGCAGGGCCTGGAGTGATTCGAGCTTCTTGAAGTCGCCGCGGATCCGGACGCTCACCCGAAATCGCCCCAGTTGTTGGAGAACTTCGAGGGGTAGACCTGCGGGTACTCGGGATCGCCGCTCGACGTCTTCACGCCCAGGTTGTCCGTGGGCGTCATCCCGGGCGGCTTGATCCGCCCCGCGCCGACGTCCTTCAGCCAGCGCTGGGCGTCGTCGTGCGCCTTCA